ATGTGGGCGGTGGATGTCGATGAGGCACAGAAGTCCCGTTGTGGGAACTGCGCGGCATTCATCCAGACCAAGCAGATGCTGGATTGCATCTCCAAGGGAATGGAAGCCGGTGACAAGCCTCATAAGGATTACTCGATGGATGTCATCGAGGCAAGCAATTTAGGGTACTGCGAACTCTTCCATTTCAAGTGTGCCGGTGCGCGTACTTGCGATGCTTGGATCGTAGGTGGGCCGATCAGATGAAAGCGACACAGCGTTCATTGAAGGCTTGGACTGAGCAGAAATGGAGGACGAAAAGTGGAAAACCGAGTAGTGAAACTGGTGAAAGATATTTACCAGAGGCTGCGATCAAGGCTCTCTCGCCTTCGGAATATTCCCGTACCACCGCCGCCAAGCGTAAGGGTAAATCCCAAGGCAAGCAGTTCGTCGCGCAACCGAAAGCCGTTGCGGAAAAAGTAAGACCGTTCAGACAACGAGGTAAGTGACATGGCTATGTCTCGTGCAAACATGAACCAGCAGATCACCAAGCCGGGCCAGAAGAAGAAGGTCGGCAAGGTGATGCGTGAGTTCAAGGAAGGCACCTTACATTCTGGCAAGAGCGGACCTGTGGTGAAGAACCCCAAGCAGGCTGTTGCCATTGCGCTTTCAGAGGCCAGCAAGGTCAAGAAGGCTGCTGGCGGATCCACCGATGGTTGTGCGATTCGTGGAAGAACCCGAGCATGAAGAAGATGCGTTATGAAGAAGGCGGGGATGTGAAGTCCAATATGCCTATCTCAAAGGGTTCCGAGATATCCGGAATCACCAAAAGTGTTGATGAGGGCGGGAAACTTCCCGGAGAAGGTTTCCTGTTCGCCAGAATGGACGAATCAGATGTCGATGTTCTTCCCGGACTTATCAGAAAGTCTCGCAAGAAAGTCGCTGATGAAACTGGTGAAACGATGAAAAGTGGTGGCATGACCAGAAAGGATGGTCGTGACGGATGCGCTATTCGTGGGAGGACACGGGCATGAAGAAGATGCGTTATCAGGAGGGTGGAAGCACCCCCGTAAAGGTTGAGCGATCAAGCGATATTGAAGAGGTTCTTGGCACCCTTTCACCGCTTTACGGAATGGCTACTGGCAAGGGCATGTTCGGCAATGATGTCGGGCTTCTTCCTATGGCGGCTCGTAGCATGCGTAAGAGCATGCGAGAAAAAGATGGCGAACCTGTATCGGTTTCCATCGAAATCGAAAAGTCTGGCGAAATGGAAGAGCCTTCTGAAATGAGCCGTGGAGGTCGCATGAAATACGCCACAGGTGGCAGCCTCAAGATGGTCGATAAGAACGGCTCCAAGGTTCCGTTCTTCGCGGCTGATGGCAAGGGCAAGATGATGGGTGGCGGCATGGCTTACGCCAAGGGCGGCATGACTGGTCGCGACGGCTGCGCCATCAAGGGCAAGACCAAGGGCCGCATTGTATGAAATACGCGCCTAAGTCTAAGTCTGGTTATCGTATGCAACGGTTTTCCGATGGCGGTCGTCTTGGGTACGAGGAAGACCCCCAGCCCGGAGTGCAGACCGACAGGCAAGACTTTCAACCCGGTTTGAAGGTTGATACAAAAGACAAATCAAAGGATCAAAGCAGATCGAAATCCAAGGTTGTGCCTAAGGAAAAGGTCAACCTGATGGATGATCTCGCGCCGCGAGAAAATCTTCCGTCCCCGGATGACAATGTGACGAAAGGCGGAACTACGCAGCGAAACAGTCCTCGTCGCACTCCCGATAGAAAGCGTAGTTCGCTTCCTAGCGACCGCGCTACAGGATTCCGTGATCAGGTGAAAGAATCTGATGCGATGGCTCCTGAAGATCGTGAAGCGTTGAAGAATATTGCGATGGGATTGGCTGTGCCTCCTGCGGCTCGTGCTTTGGGAATGGTTGGGCGCGGCCTTCAAGTTGCCAGACGACGATACGATATTGGTAGGCGCGTAGATAATATGACAGAAGCGCAGCAGAAAACCGCCATGATGAGAGCCGCACGGGAGGCTCGTGAAGTTGACGGTATGCGCTCTGGTGGACGGGTCTCAGGAAGTTCCATGGGCGGATCTGTCCGTGGTGGCGGTTGTGAGATCAAGGGTAAGACCAAGGGGCGGATGATCTGATGGCTACCAGCGGTACTTCAACTTTCAACCCTGAGTTTCGGGAACTCGTAGAAGAGGCTTTCGAACGGGCGGGTTTGGAGTTGCGTACCGGCTATGACCTTCAGACTGCCCGTCGCTCCATGAACTTCATGGCGCTTGAATGGGCAAACCGGGGTATCAACCTCTGGACGGTGGAACAAGGTTCGCAGGTACTGACACCCGGAACCTATACCTACACCATGCCTGCCGACACCATTGATCTCATCGAGCATCAATTGCGTACTGATGCAGGCAGCACCTCTGGTCAGACGGACTACACCCTGTCCCGTATCTCAGTATCGGACTATGCCCAGTTGAGCAACAAACTCACTCAGGGCATGCCGCTACAGATCTATGTGGATCGTCAGAGAGCCGCACCGGTGGTGTATCTGTGGCCTGTTCCGGACAACACCCAGACCTACACCCTCGTGTACTGGAAGATGCGCCGGATTCAGGATGTCGGAACCGGTGGTGCCAATACCATCGACATCCCTGCGCGATTCCTCCCCTGCCTTGTGGCTGGGCTTGCCTACTATGTCGCTATGAAGAGACCTGATGCGGCTGACAGGCTGTCGTTCCTCAAGCAGGAATACGAGGTTCAGTGGGACTTGGCGGCAGGCGAAGACCGGGAAAAGGCTTCTGTGCGGTTTGTCCCCATGAACGGGTACATCGGTAGGAATGTTTAAATGGGCAAGCCGTTCTCATCAGGCAAGAACGCATTCGGGTTCTGCGACCGCTGCGGACAGCGGTATGAACTGCATGACCTGAATCAGCAGTATGAGAACCTGTTGCCGATTGGGATCCGGGTCTGCTTCGAATGCATGGATGTCGATCATCCCCAGTTGCAGTTGGGTCGCGTCCCCATGGATGACCCTCAGGCGCTGCGTAATGCCCGTCCTGACAACACCTTCTTTGCTCCCGGAAACCAAGGCGCGAACGGTAGCCGGATGATCCAGTGGGGCTTCAACCCCATTGGAGGGGCGCAGGCATATGACACAGACCTCACACCCAATGATCTCATCTCGACTGGGTTCGTCGGAACCGTCACGGTGGCTGTGACATGAACTACACGCAACTCGTAGATCTGGTTAAACAGTACACGCAGAACGAGGAAACTTCGTTCGTTGCGAATATCCCTGTCTTCGTGCAGTTGGCGGAAGAGCGTATCTACAACGCGGTCTTCATCCCTGCCATCCGTAAGAATCAGATCGGCACCCTGACTCCCAACAACAAGTACCTGACCCTCCCCGCAGATTGGTTGGCGAACTTCTCGTTGTCGGTCATCACCCCTATCACGAACGCTCAGTCGTTCCTCATCGACAAGGATGTGAACTTCATCCGTGAGTGCTACCCGGACCCGGATGACAGCGGAGTCCCCAAGTACTACGGCATCTTCGACAAGAACACGCTGATCCTTGGCCCCACCCCGGACAGCAACTATCAGGTCGAACTGCACTACTACTACTATCCGGAGTCCATCGTCACTGCTACCACCTCGTGGCTGGGCGACAACTTCGAAACCGTCCTCCTGTACGGAACCCTGAGAGAGGCTTACCTCTACATGAAGGGTGAGCAGGACATCATCACCTACTACGAACAGAAGTATCAGGAATCGTTGGGTCTCCTGAAACTCCTTGGCGAAGGTAAGGATCGTCGCGATGCCTTCCGGTCTGGCCTCAATAGGATTCCGGTCACATGATCTTTCAGACACAGACCGTCAGTTTCCGCGAGGAGTTGCTCAAGGGTATCCACGACCTACAGACGGACACCATCAAGTTCGCGCTCTATACCAGCATTGCGACTCTGAACGAGGACACAACGGTATACAGCACCACCAACGAGGTGGTCGGATCGGGTTACAGCGCAGGGGGTGTGGTGTTGACGGGAGTCACCATCAACAACTCCAACGGCATCGTGTATGTCAATTTCAACAACGCTGCATGGAACCCGGCGAGTTTCACCTCTGCCGGTGGATTGATCTACAACTTCAGCAAAGCGAACCGTTCCATCGCTGTAATCAGTTTCGGAAACGACAAGACAGCAACCAATACATTCACTGTGCAGATGCCCACCAACACCTACACCTCGGCACTACTGCGTTTCAATTAGGAGAATCACATGTTCATCAACAAGGCCAAGTCCTTTGACAATGTCGGTGCCGATGTCGCAAAGGGCGGCGGTACGAACGCTCGTCTCAAGGGCGGCGGCATCTTCACGGTCCGTTGCCGTGACAAGGAAGGCAACCTGAAGTGGGAGCAGAAGTCCCACAACCTCGTGGTCAATGTCGGTCTTGCCGACATGAACACCAAGTACTTCAAGGGTTCCGGGTACACCGCTGCGTGGTATATCGGTATCTACGGACCTGCTGCTTCGAACAACCCGTCCTCGACCGACACCATGGCAAGCCATGCCGGTTGGACGGAAGTGACGGCTTACAGCAACGCGACCCGTCCTGCTGCGGTCTTCGGCGCTGCCACCACGGCAGACCCTTCGGTCATTGCGAACTCTGCCTCTCCGGCACAGTTTCTGGTCAACGCCTCTGCCAATGTCG